ATGGAGTTCGTGAGGGTATGTATGACGCTACTGCCCGTCAGAATGAACTTCTGAAAGAGCAAAACGAACTGTTACGGCAGATCGCAAGTAAGGATTTCACCGCTGAGATCACTACAGACTCTTTCACAAAAGCTATGAACCGTAAGAATCAGAGGGATGGTAAAACCATCATCCCGGTAACAACGTAAAGGAGGGGTATTATGGCTGACTACAATCCGATACGATCCGTGAACGGTAAGGCTGTCAAGTGCCCTTCCGGTTATAAATATTCACTGAATGATATTTCAGCCAGTGATGCAGGACGAACCGAAGATACGAACATGGATAAGAAACGAATCGGTCAGTGTGTGAAGTTGGAGATGGAATGGCAGAATGTGTCCATTGAGGATGCTGCCGCTATCATTCAGGCATTTGATCCTGAGTATGTGAAGATTTGTTATCTGGATGCCAAACTTGGCAAGTACCGGACAAGCGAATTTTACACAGGTGATAAGCCTGCACAGCTTTACAATTCCCGCAAGGGAATATGGAGCAGCGTTTCATTCAACGCAATAGAAAGGTCAGGTAAGCACTAATGTATAAGGTATCACAGGAGGTCAAGAACCTCTTCAATAAAAACTACATACAGGTTGCTGACATTACCGTAAACGGTGTGAATGAGTCCTTTTCGGTTGCTGAGAATGAGATCGTTCAGGGAAGTTTGAGTATAGACCGCTACAGTGTGTCGAACTCAAAAATTGAGGTGGGTTCTGCGGTAGCTGCGGAACTCACACTCAAATTGAAAAATGATGACGGTAAGTATGACAATACCGTTTTTGAAGGTGCAGAGGTATTTGTGAAAATCGGTATCAAGAAATGGGATGCACACCGATGGGAAAATGCAGTGATCCACTGGATTCCATGTGGCTACTTTACGATTGATGAACCGCCACGGGCATTGTCCACTATCACAATTTCAGCACTTGACAGGATGATCCTGTTCGATAAGACAGTGGACATAAGCAAGCTGTCATTCCCTATGACGGTAGCTGATCTGCTGAATAAGATTTGCACCATTTGTGGTGTGACGTTAGCAACAGACATTACCCGATTGCCGAACAAAGATTACCAGATTACAGCGTACCCGGAAGGACAGGATTTAACCTACCGAACATTGCTACAGTGGTGTGCGGCACTGACCGGAACGTGTGCTTTCATGAACTATGACGGCAATCTGGAATTGAAATGGTATGAGCAGACTGATCTTACAATCAGTCCTTCCGAAAGATACAACAGTGATATGCAGGAGAACGATGTAGCCATTACAGGTATTTACTTCAAGGATGCTGCAAACACAGAGTACATTGCCGGGACGGATGATTATTGCTTGGATTTATCCAGTAACGGTCTGCTACAGGATAATGTGCAGGTGGTACTTGATACCCTGTATGTTTCCTTGAAGGGATTTTCTTACAGACCATACACAGCCACTATTAAGTCTGCACCGTATATCTATCCTATGGACATGATTCATTATGAAGATGCAAAAGGTGAGGTGCATGACACCATCATTACGAATGTGACGTTCGGGATGAATCTCAGTACCAGTATTGCAGGTAAGGGTGAGACAACCCAGAAGCAAAAATACTCTCAGGGTGGCGGTCTTACCAAACAGCAAGCAACCATTCTGGAAAAGCTGAGAGAAAATCTGGATAAGGCTATGACTGCGAAAGAACAGGCACAGCTTGAATTGAACAGACTTTTGAGCAACAGCTTGGGTCTGAACATCGTAACGATTCCGCAGGATGACGGAACACAGGTTTATTACTTCTGTGACGGTGAGACTCTTGAAAGCAGTAACATCATTTACACCTTCAAGGCAAACGGTTTTGCTTGGACAAAGAGTTGGAATGATGGAAACCCTGTATGGAAATACGGATTCAGTAAAGATGGTAATGCTATCTACAATATGTTGGCAGCTTACAAGATTTCTACTGAATATCTGGATGCAGAGTGTGTTACCGCTGAGAAGTTATCAGCTGAGTATAAGCAAAGTGTCACAACGGAAATGGAAGAAACCGTTGACGAAAAGTTGACAGATTATAGTACAACCGAAGAGACAAAAACTCTGATCGCAAATACAGGTGGAACGATCCGTACTGAGGTTGCTGAGAGTGTCAAGACCGTTACTGATACTACCAATGCAAAGATTGATGATCGACTGGCTCAGGCAAAAGATTATACCGACAGCGTACATCAAGAGATTACGACTGAGTATAGCACCAAACTGGAAGAAACATCGAAGGGCTTTAATATGTCGGTAAACTCTCTGACTGATCGTATTACTGAACAAGGTAACGAGGTGAACAGTTACCGTGAGCAGCTTCAAACCTACTTTGGTTTCAGTGAGGATGGTTTGGAGATTGGTAAGAAGGTCAACGGAGAGAAGCAGCAGTATTCGATTAATATTGACAATGAGAGGATGGGATTCTTGCAGGACGGTTCTGAGGTTGCTTTCATCCAGTATAACAAGCTGCATATCAATGCCGTAGAAGCAATGGACAGATTGTCCGTGGGTGCTGCGGCTGACGGTGGTTACTTCGATTTTATCTCTACAGAGTATGGAATGGGTGTGAAATGGAGAGCCGTTGAGAAAACCGACAATGCAAGCATTGTAAGCGTTATGAAAATTCCACGAAGGGCAAGCAAGTATGTTCCGGTAGTAGATGAAGATAACATTTTTCAAATGGAAGGGGTGAATGAGGAATGAGTGCAACAAGTAAAGATTTTGTAAATGGCATAGGTTGCTATGTGGTTGCAAAAGGTTCTGTAAGCGGTGATACCACGAAGATTTATTTTATCTGGGAAGCAAGTAAAGGTTCGGAAACCGGATCGTATGTATGGTCAGGGTGGAACAACAGTAAGTCTTGTCCGATCAAGGTGAAGATAGACGGTTCTCAGTTAAATTTGTCATGGACTAAAAACAAAACTGACAAAACGAGTACAGGAGTCATGATGGTGACAAAAGCAACTTCTTCCACATTTACTGTGAGCAAGCCATTTTTCACGTTATCTTTTTATGACGGTAAACAAACCTACGAAGATACTTTTTCCATGTATGACATTGAAAATGCACCAACTACGGTTAGTGCTGATGAAATTACGATTGATGGTAGTGCATCTTCAATCGCAGAGTTTAGTAACTACCTTGGCACAAAGTCCGTAGACGGATCACTGAAAGTTACATGGAGTCTTGGAAATCACAGCTATTCAAAGACCGTGAAGAATGTCTATAGCACAAGTTATGTCATACCCGTATCTTGGCTTGATGCAATCAGTGATTCCTCACAGGCATACGGTGGAGGTAAAGTTACTGTCCAGATCAGTTATGGTACGAAAGTCTATACGACAATCTCTGCAACCTTTAATTGCATTGTGTCTGACACCTTCCTACCGACAATCAGCAGTGTCACTCTGGCAGACAAAACAAACACACCAGTCCCCGCTAGTTGGAATAAAGTGTTTGTTCAGAATCAGAGTGGTATCAGAGTATCGGCTATCACCTGTGCTGCCAGTCAGGGTGCTACAGTCAAGCGTATTAAGCTGAGACTGGACACACAGTATACAGAGCAGACCTACAGTGCATCAAGCCTGCCACAGATCAACAGAATCATAAATAGTGGTTCTCTGGAATGTGAGGTAACGATCACGGACAGCCGTGGAAGAACTTGTTCTAAGACAGCAACCGTGAATGTGCTTCCGTATGATATTCCAAAATTCACTCTGATTGAGAGTGACCGATGCAACAAAACGGGTGAGATGGACAATGACGGAACTTATTTTCTCAGTCAGAGTGCCGTGGAGTATTCCTCCTGTACCGGACTTAACAGTATTACAATCACAGCAGAGTACAAGAAAACCGATACCTCAGAATGGTTGAACAAAAAGACTATTAAGCCGGGAAGCAATGTTCTTGGCGGGGAATTGGACACTGAGTTTTCTTATGATGTGAGGTACGTTCTGAAAGATGCTTTCAGTACGGTTACTTACATAGATTATGTTTCTACAGCAATTTATCTGATGCACTTCCTACATGGAGGACGTGGCGTAGCGTTCGGACAGAAAGCAACGATGGATAATACTCTGGACTGTGCTTTCAAAGCACTGTTCCGTGAGGATGTAACGATT